CACCAGGCCCCTGAGTGGTTGTCCCTGCATCAGTAGTCCGCCCACTCGGTGGTGAAGGCGATCTGCTTTGTAGCGCCGATGGCGGCGTAGAGTTTCTCGCCGGCCGCCAGGATCAGGGGATTGTCGTCGGAGTAACCGAAGTCCGTCGCCGGCGCCTCGGTGGTCTGCGCCATGGTGTAGGCCGCCATTCGTGAGGAGCGGAAAAACCGCTTGGTCGTCCCGCTCCCATCGCCATCCCGAAAGAGCTGGAGTTGGGTGTCAGCCACGGTCTCGAGCGGGATGGCCGAGGCCCGGGTCAGCCGCGCCCCATTAGCCCCGGCGGTGGCGATCACCAGGGTGTTGGTCGGCGCGGAATAGTTGGTGTTGGCGGCGGTGCAGACCGCGCCGCCGCTCTTGGGGCCTTGCGGCGTCACAATGCTGTTGGGGGTTACGGGCATGGGTCCGGATCTCCTGTCTTGCGGGTTTTCAGAGGGCGACGGCCATGGCGACGGCCAGGCCCTTCACGGCCGCGCCGTAGTCGGCGATGTCGGAGGAGGTCACGGCTTGCCAGCTGGCGTTGGCGCCATCGGTGCGGACGAACTTGCCCGCCGCGCCACCCTGGGCCGGCAGGGCTCCCGCGTTGTAGGTCCAGGCCACCCCCGCCACCCAGTCCTTGATCGAAGCGCCGCCATATCCAGGCGTCTTCACCGCCCCGCCGTCGGTGGCCGCCCAGACCACGTCGCCGGCGTCCACGGTCAGAGTTTCCGCGGCGCCGGTCGTCAGCGTCACCGGCCCCGCGCAGGCGTTCCAGACCAGATAGGTCTTGGCCACCGGTGGCAGCGTCACGGTAAAGGGACCCGCGCCGCCGGTGAATTTCAGCGTCGCCGAGCGCGCCTCGTCCGCCGCCCCGTTGGCGGTCGAGAGTGTGACCGGTCCGGTCAGCGGCTTCAGGGTCCAGCCGGCGATGGCCTTGTCGGCGTGGGCGAGCGCCGTGTTCAGCTTCTCGCCCCAGAGGTTGATATTCTCGCCCGTGAACTGCAGCTCCAGGCGGAGCGATGGCGACCAGGATGAAGGCATCAGACGATCACGGCTCCCGTATCTTGGCGGATCCAGTTGGTCCCATCGGAGTGGGCCAGGATGTTTAGATCGCTCACCAGCAGCAGGGTGCGAGGGTGGGCGACGGCGGGCGGCAGACCGGCCTGAGTGGTGGCGAAGATCGGCGTTGGCGCGCCGGGCTGGTTCAGCCGGTCCAGAGCCTCCTTTAGCGCCAGCAGCGGCGCACGCAGCGCCTCCGGGGCCCCCGGGCCGGCGATCAGCATGCGCCCGCCAGCTCCGGCAGGTCGGTGACCAGCCGGCTCGCCGCGCGGCTCCGCGCCGCCTTGGCGTTCAACTCGGCCACCGCCCGCTGCAGTTTGGCTTCATAGGCCTGGGCCAGCTCTCCATCGCGAAGGAACGGACCGGCCTCGCAGAGCGTGGCGAACAGGTAGATGTCGGGCGCCTCATCCAGGAGTGCATTGGTCGGCGCAACGGCCGAAAGCGAGAACGCCCTGAGCATCCTCAGCACGAGTGTCGTCGGCGCTGCGCAAGGCCGATCGAAGGTCACAGCCTGGCCGTCCACAGACCAGGCGGACGGCTCGCCGCGGGCGGTCCATGCCCGTTGACGCGCCGCTTCGACAAACGGCAACTCCTCGCGCCCCTCGGGCCGCACAACCCATAGCCGCAGCGGCTCGGTGAACCCCGCCGGCAGCGGCGCGCTCAGGGCGCCCCCTGTGACATAGAGCGTCGCTTCGGTCTCCGAGAGTCGGGTCCGCAGGATGCGGTTCAGCCGCGCTTCGGCGAGCGCGATGAACTCGGGGATGCGCGCGGTCAGGTCCCCGCGCACCAGCCATCCGGCCGCAGCCGCCTGCAGCTCGGCATAGGTTGAGATGGCCATCGGCCTCTCCGTTTCGAAGGGTTGCTGGTGGACCGGATGGGCGGGCGGCCCGCGTGCTCACGCCGGCCGCCACACCATCATTGCGAAGCCGAACTCATCGGTTGGCGAGGCGGCAGGCCAGTTGCGGCCGAATGGTCTTGAAGCCGTAGAGAACATCCAGTCGGCACGGGAAGCGGTCGCTGTTGATGTCGTACTGCCGCACGATCCGCATCGAGATCCCGTCGAACACCTCGCGGGACGCGAAATCCACGCCGCGCGGCATCACCATGTCGGCCGTGGCGAACGCGAACGCGCCCTTCTGATAGGCGAGCGAGATCCCGTGCGCCGTCGAGGCCGCGCCCGCGAAGGTCACCGCCGCGCCGTTGGCCGGCGAGCCCGACACCGTCTGCCCCGCCCCGCTCGTCACAATGGCCGGCGAGATCGGGAACGAGGTCGCCGTGGCGCCGGTCCCCACCACGAACTGCTGCAACACCCCGGTCGCCTGCTTGGTCTCCGGATGCACCCGGAACACGCCGGCGATGGTGATGATATCGCCCGGATTGGGGACCCCGGCTCCGGTCGAGACCGTCAGGGTCGCACCCGTCTGACCTGCGCCATTCACCACGAAGGCGCCATTCGACGGCCCCCGCGCGTGGCTGGGCCACAACGTGCTCTCCATGAAGTCGAACCCCGCCGTCCGGCCCATGTAGCCTTCGCGGTTCTGGGTCGAGATCAGGGCCTTGTCGTTGAACAGGCCCTTCAGCCCATCCACCAGGTCCAGATTATCCTGGGTGTTCAGGTTGCAGGTCCGTGCATTGAGCGGCGCCAGATTGTCGACCAGCAGCTTTCGCCCCTCCAGCACCCGCGCGAAGGTCGCTGCGGCGGCCTGGTTGTTCACCTGGCTCCAGACGTCGCGATACATGCTCATGGCGTCGGCCTCGAGGGTCGCCGCCAGCACGCTCATCGCCGGCTCCAGAATCCGGTCGGAAAAGTCGTCCAGGCTCATGGTCAGATCGACCGAGGTGAAGTTCAGGTCGACGCCCTTCTGGGTCTGCACCTTCAGATCCACCGAGCTCTCTGTGGTATCCTGGGCGGAGAGCGTCGCCCCGCTACGCACCACATACTGATTGGGCAGCCTGATTTTCAGGGTGTCACCGACCTTCGCGCCCTGCTGAGCGAAGCGGTCGTCGTAGTCCCGCGTAATCGTGCCCACGAAGCTCAGCTTCTGGTGCAGCACGCGCAGCGCCTCCCGCGTCACGGCGGTGGCGCTCAAAAGGGTGTTTGGCATCGGTTGTCCTTTGATGATGTTGGGGAATGCGCCGGACGCGCCGAGGCGCGGGCTCACCGCCCGCGCGTACTCGGTCTGTCCTTCCGATGGCGCGGAGACGTCGCCCCCGTCCGGCGTGCTCCCGCGTGGGAGGCCGGAGGGGCGTGAAAACGTAGAGGTCAGCTAGCCAGCGCGCAGACGGTCAACAAGGCAGGGGTAGAGAGGCCGCGCGGTCGCGTCTTGAACGGGTCCTTCCATCACCGCCCGCTCATCGCCTGTGCGTTCCGCCGCCGCATCCACTCCTTGGCCGCCAGTTCATCCCGCAGACCGCCGGCTCCGCCACCCGCGCCGGCCACGCTCACGGCCGGGCGCAGCTCGCGGGCCCTGGCGGCGGCGGCCTCATCGGCCGTCTGGTCGGCCTTCCAGGCCTTGTGCAACAGCTTCCAGAGCCTGGGGTCCGCAGCCTCGGCCAGCTCCTCCATCGTGACGCCGAAGGCCTGGGCGTAGTCGACCAGCTTCGCCGCCGTCTCCGGCGACCAGCCCTCGATCTCCTGCCGCAGCGCCTGGCCGGTCCGCGCCATGGCCTCTGCGGTCTCGCGCGCCCGGCTCAGTTGTTCCTGCGCTTCGCTGCGCCCAGCTGCGTCGGACAGCACCGCATGCGCCTCGACCAAATCGGTCCGCCGCGCCCAGGCGGCCTCCGCGCCCTCCCGGTCCTGCGCCGCCCAAGCGTTCCAGTCGACGCCGTCATAGGCCTCCAGATCGTCTTCGATCAGCGCCAGACGCATCCGGTCGCGGCTCAACGTGCGTTCCGCCGCAGACCCGGCCGTAAACGCTTCCCGTTCGGCGTCCAGCGCCCGGCGCAGATCAGCCAGTTCCTGGGTCTTTCGCGTATAGTCGGCGTTCATCATGAAGGCGCCGCGCAGTGAGCCCGGCAGGGTATGCACCTCGCCGTCCACCTCCAGCTCGAACGGCTCCGGCCCCGCATCAGGCATGGCTGCGCCCGCCGCCGCGTCCACGACGGTTTGATCTTTGATCTGCATGTCTGTCCTTTCAGGAGTGTCTTGCGGTCTCAGGCCGCCGGGCTCTGGGCGCGCATCCGTTCGGTCTCGGCGCGGAAGGCCTCGATCTCCAGCTTCCGGGACTTGTGCGCCTGGTCCTGCTTGAGCGCCGCCGTCTCGGCCCGCGCGACCGCCAACGCCTGGGCGAGCTTCGCCAGATCGCCCCGCGCTTGCTCGATCTCCGGCGAGGCCCCGCGCGCCATCGGCGGCAGGCTAGCCGCCAGCCGCTCGGCGATCTCGTCGGCTCCGGGCCAGTCCAGGTTCCGCGCCAAAAGGTCGCCGATCAGCGGCGCCGCGGCCGGATAGGCGCGGATCAGTTCGATCATCTGTCCCGCCGCCTCTTCCCGGCGGCTTGTGAAGCTCGGCCCCGAGCGCACCGTCAGGTCGTATCGCCCGACCCCCAAATCATGGATCCGACCCACAGCTCGCAGCGTCTCGCCGCCCCGCGCACCTGGCGCCACCGCCGCCGCGCCGGCCTTGCCGTCCGGCCCCAGCACCCGCACCACACGCGCGGTCGAATAAACCTTCGGGATCAGGTCAACCAGAATCCGCCCCGCGTGCCGGATCGCCCGGCTCAGATTGTCGATGTAGTGGAAGGTCGAGACGTCGCCCTCCCGCTGCCGGGCCAGGATCGCCCGCCCGCTCGTTTCGTTCGATCGCGCGCCCAGGCTGG